TTCAAACGAAGAAAAAACAGTTAAAGCAAGTATTGTTTATGGGTTTACCCCGGAATTGTTGGACGTCAGAAAACAAGTAATTGATAAAGTTGATAATTACTTTGCAAAACTTGTATTCCCATTTGATAGCGATGAATTTAAACGGAACTTTTATATTTTGATGTGTCAACCGAAATGGAGAACGTCGCAAAAGAGTTTTTCAGCGATACAAGCAAACTTAAATGGTTTGAGTAAATACCCGGAAGAATTTGCGCTGATTCTGATAAAAGAAAGCATTTCAAAAGGTTGGGCGGCGTTAGAATATGATTCAACCCCCGAAAAATACGAAAAATGGGAAAAAATGAAACGTTCCGTAAAGACAGAGCAGCAAAGCAGCAAAGAAATTGCGGATATGATGAAGTATTTAAACAATGATTTTGATTGATATGGGAGCAATTGAAAAAAAAGAAAATACGGCGTTAGAAATATATAATACCAAGCCCGGAACAAAAGCCATTGAAGTACGCCGTAGAATGGTGCAATTGCCGGAGGTTGCCAAAGCATTAAACCCAGTTGAAAAATATGTTTTCGCAGCGTCAACAAAAACACCAATTGCGAAAATTGACGATGCAAAATTAGTTGAAAATCTTTCGTTACTGTTTAAGCGTATAGCAATAGACGTTGGTTATATAATACCACAGAATGAAAATGATTGGAATTATATACAATCCCGGTTGTTGGATATTCTGAAACGTTATTACTCAGATATGACGTTGGCTGATATTAAGATGGCTTTTGAATTGGCGACGATCGGAGAGTTAGACGAATATTTGCCGAAAGATAAACAAGGGAATCTGGACAAAAACCATTATCAACAGTTCAACGCCGATTACTTTGCAAAGATTCTGAAAGCATACAAGCAAAAGCAGACAGATGTAATTGACAAAGCATACAAAGCTATACCGAAAAAAAACAATGAAATTTCGCCGGAGCAAATCCGGAGATTTGAGATACAAAGACAATGGCGGAACCGTTATATTTTCCTTTGCTACAAATACACCGGGAAATTAATATTGGGGCTAACTGATGATATGTTTTTGTATGAATGGTTGCAAAAATGCGGGTTGGCTGATGATGTACAAGTTAAAGAGGACGACCGAAAAGAAGCGTTTGCCCGGTATATGCAGCGTGTAGCCCATGGAATGATAAACCAATATACGGCGTTTCAAGTTCGCCGGAAAGGAACCGAAAGCCCGGAAATTGATTTTACGGCGTTTGAGGTTGCCCGGAAAAAAGAGATTATAAAAGCATTTGACCGGATGATTGCCGAGGAAATGCAAGTTGATAACTATATGAAATTTCAAGTATGCTAAAAAGTGGATTATTCTCTGTTGTATTTAAAGTTGAAGGAGTAAAATTTAGAGAAGAATATAATCTTTTATACAGAACTGAAGAGGATTATGTGAAAAATTCTACTTTATACCAACAAGCAACAAATGCAGTTTCTAAGGATTTAAAAGTTGTTAGACATAAAGTTGATATTATAAATATCATGAGAATACATAATGATTTAATATTGGAGGATGACACATGGAATGGGAAATAAAAGTACAATTAGCAAAAGCATTAAATACCGAAAACAATAAAGAAGCGTGCGAAATAATCCTAAAAAACGAAATGGATATGCAGGCATGGAATATGTTTGTTTGTGGAATGGATTTAAGTAAATGCGAGGATTATAGATGTTTGTCAGATAAAATTATTTCTGTAAAAGATGATTTTATAAAACAAGCAGGATTTATCGAAGCATGGAGATTTGAAATATTAGTTATTGAATTAGGATTGTAAAAAAATGAAATTATTTATTGTTTGCTTTATAATTGGCGTAATAGGTTATTTTACAAAAGCGGGAGGATATAAAGATGAAAATTGAAAAATTTGGAAACATAACATTAATAAACGGGGATTGCATGGAGTTTATGCAATCCCAAAGTGATAAATCTTTTGATTTGGCAATTGTTGACCCGCCATACGGAATTGATTACGCTGCAAAACCTGCAAGGTCAAAGCATGAAAAAAAGAATTGGGATAATGATATACCAAATGATATTTATTTTGACGAACTTTTCAGAATTTCTAATAAATGTATAATATGGGGTGGAAATTATTATAAATTGCCTCCATGCCAATGTTTTATATTTTGGTACAAACAAAATCCGGTTCCTAACTTTTCAGATGGTGAGTTTGCGTGGACTAATTTTAATTGCCCTGCAAAATGTTTTGATTATAGATATTATGGAAATTTACAAGGTAAAAGTTCAGTCAAAGAAAAAAAGATACACCCCACACAAAAACCAATAATATTATATGAATGGCTATTACAAAATTTTGCAGAACCCGGTCAAAGGATATTGGACACGCACGGCGGAAGTATGAGCCATGCAATAGCCGCACATAAATTGGGCTTTGATTTAACTATAATTGAAAAAGCCCCGGTTTATTATGAACAAGCAAAGAAAAGATTAATTGAGTTTCAAAGACAGCAAGTTTTATTTTAATTATGAAAATTATAACATCTATTTCAAATAATATAAAAGGGATATCAAAGAAAGCGGGAGGTTATATATGGGAAAAAATATAAGAATTTCAGCAGTAGTGGGAATTGACCCGGGAAGCAATGGCGGTATTGTAACATGGCGACCAAATCAAAATATCAAGGCAATACAAATGCCAAAGGATTTAACAGATTTGCGTAATTATTTGGAATATCTGAAAACCATTTGTTCGCCAATTGTCTTTTTGGAAAAATTGAGCGTGCGCCCGGATGATGTAACGCTTGGTGCCGATGGCGTAAATATGGGTAAATTGTACCGCATACAAAAAATGCTTGCAAACTTTGAGCAATTGAAAACCATTATAACCGTCGCCGAAATACCGCTTGTTCTAATAGCCCCTATTTCGTGGCAGCAAAAACTAAGGATAAGAATAAAAAATGAAGATAAAAAAGACAGAAAAAAAAGATATAAAGATATAGCACAATCACTATATCCAGAGATAAAACAAACTATGTATTCATGCGATGCAACTTTGATAATGCACTTTGGACGTTATATGTTAGCTAACAATATGGATTGGATAAAAAGTAATTTACCGAATTATTTACATAATAGATTATGGGATTAGAATTTGAAGAATATAAAGAAATATTTCCATCGTATTACATATCAAATTTTGGGAATATAAAGCATGATAATAACTTTCTAAAAAAATGTATCCATTCTAATGGATATGAACAGGTTAATATACGTATCGGTAATAAATATGTTACAAAATTAATACATAGATTAGTTGCTGCGGCTTTCATTCCGAACCCGGACAACAAACCATGTATTGACCATATCGACGGCAATAAGAGGAATAATTATGTTTCAAATTTGCGTTGGGTTACACCAGTAGAAAACGTGAATAATATTATCACAAAAAAGAGAAGTATAGAAAACAGAAAATCACATAATGAAAAAAAAATAGTTGCAATAAGTGGCGAAATTAATGTGTATTTTAATTCAATAATAGAGGCATCTATTATATTGGGGGTCGATAGAACTAGTATTTCAAAATGCCTAAAAGGTCAAAGGGGGAAAGCTGGTGGATATGTTTTTAAATATCAGGAAATGGTTACATATACTGATTTTATAAATGCTATAAAACAGATGAGGCATAGCCAAAGACGTTACAAACGGAACCCAACCCCGGAGAAATTGGCAACGTTAGAAAGTTGGGAACGCAAAGTTGATGCAATTGTTGCTAAAATAACAGATAAACAAATGAGGCTGTTTTGATTTATGCCCGGAATGTATAACGTTCCGGGTTTATTGTTTTATTTTTTTTGAAAATAAAAAGAAAAAATTTTGGTAGTTAAAATGTTATGCGTATATTTGCAGTGTCAAACAACGAAAGACCCCACAATCTAACCAAAACGCAAAAAGGTTGTTGAAAGATTAAGTTCGTAAGAGTAGAAAATAAGCAACGGTATCTACAAAGGGTTAAATGATGGTTCGGTAACCGATTAAATGAAGTGATAAAGCCAAAATCTTTCAGAGTACGACAAACACCGACCGGGCGGGTTCCCGGATAAATTATAAAACTATGAAGTTATTAGAGATTCACAAAAACGGTATTAATGCGCATAATAATGAAGTTTCATTTTATGGCATAGATTTTCAAACAAAAACATTGATGTTTGATGGAATAGAAAACGTTGAATGTGCAATAGAAATTGCAAAAGAGTTAGGATATAAGATTTCTGAAATACAAATGATGTTTTGATATGTTTATAGATGAAGTAGGAGCAACCCGGCACGCAATGAGCGACAAAGAGTTGAACGAATTATACAAGCGTTTGGAAAATTTCATTGCTGATTGCACCATTGAAGAAGCAAAAGAAAACCGTGACGCATTTGTTAAGGTGGAAACATTGATATACCAAAGAATAAGAGAAAACAAAAAATAATATTAACCCGCCGGGGGAAACCCCGGCACAAACCGAGAGCAAAAATGATAGTTAAGAAATTAGAATTGGTAAATTTCCAAGTAATTAAAGAGTTTAACGCAGATTTCGACGGTAACGTTTATTTCATTACCGGAGATAATGAGTTGGGAAAATCAACCGTATTAAAAGCAATTGGGGCTTTGTTGACCGGGAACCGTGACGCCGTATTGAAGAACGGAGAAAGCAAAGGTTTTGCAAAAATGATTGTCGGCGACGACGGAGAGGAATACGAGGTTGAATTGAAATTCACAAAAGCAAACCCACGTGGCACGTTATCAATTAAATCAAAGACAACCGGAATGAAAAGTGATAACGTTTCTATGTTGCAAAAGATTTTCGGTTATACAGATTTTGACGCCGTGGAATTTTCCCGTTGGTCGGAAACCGCCGAGGGACGCAGAAAGCAAATTGAGGTTGTAAAGTCTTTGTTGCCGGAAGAAGTAAGAACAAGGATTGCCGAAATTGATACAACCGTTGCCGGGCTTAAAACAGAACGTACCGGAGTAAACCGAGATTTGAAAACCTACAAATCAATATCAGATGCAGCCGGGCAGGGATTGACAACGCAGGATTTGAAAACGTATGCCAAACCAAAGGACATTACGGAACTGATGAAAGAACAGCAGGAAAACGCAAAGTTGGTTGAGAAAGCAAAGGGCGTGCGTTTACGTATGGAAGAAAGAAAGGGGAGATTGGCAGAGATTCCGGTACGTTTGGCAGCCGCCAAAGATTCATACAATAAAGCAATTGAGGCGGCAAAGAAAGCAATGGAAGAAGCCGAAAAGACGTATAAACAAACCGTTTCGGTCGTTGAAGAAGAAAAGAAAGATTATGAGGGAAAAATAGCAAGTGCCGAAAAATGGTTAACAGATTATGAGGCTTTGAACCCGAATAATTTCGATACAGAAAAACAATTGAAAGAAGCCGAGGAACACAACAAAAAGGCTGCAAAGGTTGCCGATTATCTTTCAAAGAAAAAACAAGCAGACGACAAAAAAGCAGAAGCGGAAAAGATGGATTCAGAAATTGCGGAATTATCCGCCGAGCGTGAAAAACTTATTTCGTCGGCGAAATTACCGATTTCCGGGCTTTCGTTTAGTGATGATGGGTTAGTATTAAATGACGTCCCATTTGTCGCCGGAAAGGTTTCAGATTCGCAAATAATGGAGGTTGCCGCAAAACTGATTATAGCAAGTAACCCAACCGTGAAAGTATTCCGCATTGCGAGGGGCGAAAGTTTGGGCGAAAAGAGATTGCAGTCTATTTTGGATTTGGCAAAGAAAGAGGGCTATCAAGGCTTTATAGAAAGTGTTGTGAGAGGACAGCATGATTTAATTATTGAGGAATACACAGAAAACGAGTAATCAACCGGGGCGTCGGTTTCCCGGCGTCCCTTAAACAAAACAATATGGAAGTTAAAGAAATGACAATTTCGGAAGTTTTGAAAACGCCCGAATTTTATAATAATCTGAAGGTGGTTATTTCCGATTTGGAAAACATCCGGAGAAATGCAGGAATAAGCGCAAACGCCCCATTGAAACGGCACCCGATAGACCGTTTGCAGGAAAAAGGAGTATTTGAACCGGGACAAATGACCGTTCTTTATGCGTCGGCGATGGATAAAAAATTGCAGGGATATTCAAGCAGCGAAAGAACGTTTATTTTGAAAGTAGGCGGCGAGGCTTTTAATAAGACAATGAAACAATTTGTTGACTGGGAAAAGAAAGACAATGAAACGAATACCGAGGAAGCTAAAGAAAATTGCTAAAAATGCAATATCATACGGAACGAATGAATTTTACAATTTCTACCAAAGATATAACCTACCTAAAAATGGAGTTGTATTTTATATTCCCGGAAATATAAAGAAAAACAAAAAGGGACATCATGTTGTAAAATTCGGAAAGAAAGTAAGAGAAGCGTATTATAATGGCTTATTTGATTTTTAAGTATGAAAAAAAGAGAGATAACAGCAACGGGAATGATTAATAATAACGGCGGTTTACAAATGTACATGGGGGAATTAAATCAATTCTTTGCAATGCACAAAGGTAGCCGCATAATCGCCCGTTTTATTGTAGCGTCGCCCGGTTCGTCAGAGGCTTTGAAAGGTTATTATTTCAATTACGTTGTACCAACGTTTAGAACCGGAATTTGGGAGGCGGGCGAACGTCTGACAGATGAACAAACCGAACGCCGATTGCGTGAGTTGTCCCCGGTAATGTATGAGCAAATACCGAATATTGAAACCGGGGAATATGAAAACCGGTTGCGTAAAATACCGGAGTTGAGCAATGCGGAATTGATAGAACATATTGAGCATTTGAAACAGATTGCCGCAGAGGAATACAACACGTTTATAGACGACCCAAGAAGCATTTAATATGAGGCATTATTCAGAATTAAGCCCGTTGGAAAAGAAAGAGAGAGAGGCAAGCGGGCGGATTAAATGTACGGATTGCCCTATGCAAGACAAGCGAAATGTTTATTGATGCGTGCGATTTTATTTATTTGTCGGCATTTAAAACCGGGTATAATACCCGTAAAAAAGAAACAAGAAGATTAAAAAAGAAAAAATAATATGTTTTGCAAGTGTAACCAACCCCGTAAATGTTACCCGTTGAAAGATTGGCGGGTTATCCGGTACCAATATACGCCGCACGGATATAGCCGGGTTAAATGTTTGAAATGCGGTTGCGTGTGGATTACATGGGCAAATTATGTTGAACAAACGCCCAATAAAGACGGGCAAAAAAGATTTTTTATTATGAAAAAAGTAACATTGAAAGACAGCAAAGGAAATGAGATAAACGACATTATGAAAGATGTTTTGATGTTCGATTGTGAAACAACCGGGTTGCCCCCAAAGGGCGCAAAATGGGACGTTGATTTTGCGGAATTTCCAAATATTGTGCAATTGGCATGGGCGGTAAACGAAAAGGAACGTTCCTACATTATTAAGCCGGAGGGATGGGAAATACCGGAAGCGTCAACAGAAGTTCACGGAATTACAGCAGAGAGAGCAAACGTCGAGGGCGTCCCATTTGCTGATATTATAGGCGAATTTTTGGAGGATTGCGAAAAAGCCCGTTTGTTGGTAGGACACAACATTTACTTTGATACGTCAATTGTAAAAGCAATGATATTGCGAATTATGGGGCGTGAGTATTACGACGAAAAAGCCGAGGACGCATTGTTTAAGGGAAAACGAATTGATACCATGATGAAAACAATTAAATTTGTCGGCGCAATGTTTGCAAATGGACGCCCCGGAAAATTACCGACGTTGGAAGAACTTTATAATAAATGTTTCCCCGGCGAAACATTCCCGGCGCATGATGCGTTGGAGGACGTGAAAGCCTGCAAACGTTGTATTCCGGTTTTGGTGGAAAATGGTATTATAGAACTGAAACCAAAAGAATATCCGGCGGAACAATTGAAGTTTAACCCGGAACCGGAACCCGCAAAGACCAAAAAGGTAAAAAGGGAAGTTTTAGTTCACGACCCGAAACCGATATTTGCACCGGATGCAGAGCCGGAAAACAAGGTTGCAAAATTGTTAAATGAAACAGACTTTTAAATTATGAACGAAAAAAAAATGTGCATTGATTGCGTGGATTATCCGGTATGTTGTTTGTCCGGTCGTTGTGCTGATGATGAACCGTGCGAGTATTTCCAAGAAGAAACCGACCCGGAGGAACCGGGAAACAATAAAGATTAAAAATTATGAGCGAAAAAAAACAAAATGTTATGCCGATTCCTACAAAGGAAAAGTTTTCATTATCGAAAGTAAAGTTATTGAAAGATGGCGGGTTAGACGTACATTATGAAGTAACGGAAGTTGTCGGAAATGAGAGTTACACGAACAAATACCATGTATTGAGTGCAAAAGACATACACCCGGATTTGCGTCATTTGTTTAATGATTTGCGCCCGATTATGGGACGTGTATTCAACATAACGTCATTTAAAACCATGATGGCAACGCCGGAGTTTAAAGCAACAAAGAAACAAACAGATATTGCAGCCGCATTTGCGGAAGAATGTTTGGACAATATAGAGGTTAGGGGCGTTTCTTTGTCCGGGCAAGATGATAACGTAGGCGTCGTTTTAACCGGATTGTTTACCATATCAAACAATCAGAAAACAGCAATCAATACCCCACGAATGAAATATAACGTTGAAACGTTCGGTTTTGAGGAAGATTTGGAAAACATTGTTTGCGATATTGAAAACGAGGTTTACGAATTTCTGTTTGAGGGCAAAAAGGCGCAAATGGATTTGTTCGGGGCTGATGGGGAACCAAACCCGTTAGTTTACGTAAATGATGCAGACAACGAAAATGAAAATAATATGTTCCCGGAAATGGCAGACCCGGCGGACGACCCGGAACCGAACGACGAAACGGCGTAAATGTAAGAGTATGGAACCGTATTTGTTGACAGACCAGTACGAATACCAATAAATTCGCTATATTTGCAGCATAAACGGGGATAGTTCGGAGTAGCTACCGGATGGAAAAAGATGCAGCCACTTTTCCCCGTTTCTCTTTTGATTGCTTACTTAAATGGTTGTATAATGGAAATTTGGAAAGATGTACCCGGATATGTGGGGTTGTATCAAGTTCGTAATTATGGTAATGTAAAAAGCATCTTATATAATAAGATATTAAAATCATGTTGGCGAAATAGTAAAAAAGAATATAAAACAGTTTATCTTAGTAATTGTAATAAGAGAAAAACGTTTTCTATTCATAGATTAGTTGCGGCGGCTTTCATTCCGAACCCGGACAACAAACCATGTGTTGACCATATAGACGGCAATAGATTAAACAATCATGTTGATAATTTACGTTGGGCAACGCATTTGGAAAATAACAACAACCCAATTACGTTATATAGAAAAAGACAGGCAGCCAAAAAAGGTTTTTTAAGTTGTAGATATGGTAAAATTGGGATATTGAATGGGAAAAGTAAGGCAGTTATACGTTTTTCAATGAATAATAAATTAATTGATGAATTTGAAAGTATTAATATTGCATCTAATATTACTGGTATAAATAAACGTGGAATAGCTTTAGCGGCTAATAAGAAACGTAAAACAGCAGGAGGGTATATATGGAAGATAAAATAAAAATTATTGATTTAGAATGTTATATATATGCTAAAATGAAAGGTTATGAGCCTTTAATAGATAGACGTTTTTATGTGCCTTTCCTTGTTCGTTTAGAAATTCAATACTATTTATTTGGCAAAGGTCATTCCCCAACCGAAAACGATAAATTTTACAAGTATTGTTGGAATATATATCCTCATTATTGTGAGGAATGTATGAAGCCTTTAAAAACATATTCGGCTATACATATAAGCCATATAATAACAAAAGCTGCATACCCTGAATTATCCCATGATGTAAGAAATATAAATATACTATGTTTTGAACATCATTCATGTTGGGAGAATGGGGATAAAACGAAAATGCGTATATATCCGGGCAACGTCCGGATTATTGAATTGCTTAAAAACGAATACAGAAGTTTGAAAATATGAGGACGAAAAAAAGAACACCCGATTACGGGGCAATTTCCCGCCGTTCAATCCAAAATGATTTTAAAAGGGTACAAAGGTACCCGGAAAGGGAGAAACGCCCGCAAATCGAAAATCCGCCCGAAATAAATGCAGAAAGACGGGTTTTGTTTGTTAGTGAAAATTCAGCATATTACCGATACCGTTCTTTTTTCGTCGGTAAATTGGTAAGACTAATAAAACAATCAAACGTCGGCGGTTGGATAGTTGGATTTGTTTACGACGACGACCGGAAAGCGATAAATCATGCCGCCGGATGGTCGGATATGAAAAAAGAATATTTGTTGGATGGCGTAAAATTTAAGTAGATGAAAATCAAAAAACAAACCGGATATAAAATTGTATTTTATACGTTCGTGGCGTTAACGGTTGCGTCATACATTTGGACGTTATGGAGTATTGGAAGTTGGATTTTTAAAGCAATATTTCTATGAGTGTAAACAAAGTTATTTTAATGGGTAACGTCGGAAAAGACCCGGAGTATAAAGATTTCGACAACGGCGGTTCGGTTGCGCAATTCACGTTGGCGACAACTGACAGAGCATTTAAAACGGCAAATGGTACAGAAGTACCGGAGCGCACCGAATGGCATAATATTGTTTTGCAAAAAGGATTGGCAAAGGTTGCAAAAGATTATGTAAAAAAAGGCGATAAACTTTATATTGAGGGGAAAATAAGAACCCGCAGTTATGAGGACAACAACGGCGTAAAAAGATACGTTACGGAAGTTTACGGGTATAATATGGAGATGTTGTCGCCAAAGAAAGACGGACAAACAACGCAGCAGGGAGGCGCACCAACACCGCCGCCGCCAATTCCCGACCAAGACAAAGATGATTTGCCATTTTGAGAATGAGGAACGAAATTAAAATTCAAATCCCGGAGGGTTCCCGGCTGATTGGGCCACGGACAAAGGGGCGAACGGTTTTGTTTCTTTTGAATACAATAAGGAGGACGCAGCCGTTCCGGAGCCGGAACCGATACGACCAATTGGTTTTGCCCATTACAAGGAACCCGCCGGGAAAGATAAAAAATAAAGTTATGCAGTTTAATAGCAAAGAATATGACCCCGAAAAACACGACCGTTGGCGTGCGTTGACCGTCAAACAGCCATACGCAAATGATTTGGTAACGGCGGCATACAAAGACGAAAACGGCGTTGTTTACGGGCGAAAATCAATTGAAGTTAGAAGCAAAAAAACGTCATACCGTGGCGACGTTCTTATTTGTTCGTCGGCAAAACCGGTTTATCCCGGAATGGAAAGCGGCGTTACTTTGGGATTGGTTGAGTTGTACGACGTGAAGCCGATAAAAGAGTTTACGCCGGAGGATTGGGAAAACACCCGGATTCCAAAGGAAAAGAGGGCAAAAATAACAAAGGGTTTCGGATGGATGATGCGCAACCCAAGACGTGTTGTTGAAATGCCAATTAAGGGGCAATTGGGTATCTATAATCTCGTATATACCAAGGGCGAAATAATACAATACCCCCGGAAAATGGTAATTGACAAAAAGAGTTGGGAACAGATAAAAAAACAGATAGAGAAATGAAAACAATCGGATTCCATATTGGACGTATCGGGTTTTATTTGTATCTGCAAAGTTTGTGGAAGTATAAGCAATTTTATTTGACGCCCGGAGTTATGGTTGAGGGCGTAAAAGGACATGTCGTTTATTTAGATATTGAAATTAAATTGCTTTGTTTTTCCGTTGGTTTCCGGCTGATATGGATAAAAACCAAAATAAATTATTAACTTTGTAATGTAAAATACTAAAAACGTGAGCGATGAAAGAGATAACAAAAATATTGCCATTAAATGAGGCGGCAAAGTTTCAAAAATCCGCAGGCAAATATGATTGCACAATTACGGAATTGGCGGTAATGGGAGCAGGGAAAGCAAGAATTTCAATTTCCGGAACAGAGGGAAATTTGGATTTGTTGGTTAGTTCGATAGAAAATGAGAATAAAGAAACCACAACCGTTTGACACCGATAGGCAATACAGCCCCGGAGAACGTGCAGTTTACCGGGGTTCTGTTGTAGTTGCTGAAAGATGGACGAAGCTAAAAGAAGAAATTGCAAATGAACCCGGAAATATATACCCAAAATGGCGTTGTAGTCTTTGCGCAATAGATGGAAAAGAATGTTCCAAATTTTGCGACGAATACGGACGAACAGACAACAAAAGAATATATTTCAAAAAAATGAATGGATTAAAAACGTTATTATATAAAAAACAAAAGAGCGATGAAAGAAAGTAAATTAACCCCGTTTGATGTGGAAACAGTTCTGATGGTAAAGAGTGTTACCGGGCATGAACCGGAAATTACCGAAAAGGCAGAATTGTTTGAAATGAGAATGTACGTTGACGACAGAAACGAATATATTGTTGAAGCCGCAATTGATGCGGTTATTGGTCGTTATGGAATGAGGGTGCGAGCCGTGGAACATATAAGGGAAGAAATATTTTTGCGAGGTGCGACGTTCTTTATTGAGTACAAAAAAGGGGCGGAAAATTTGCCAAATGAGTTGCGCACAAATTTAGGTATGCCGGACGAAACCGCCGGGGATATTTATTGTCGCCGATTGTTAGAAGTTCGTGCATTACCCGTAAAGCGTGATAATTGGGAAAAATTGCAGATTTTTACCGGAGGCGGAACAATGCAGATTCCGAGAACGCCCGGAGGTTTGGCGGTTTATTCATTCCCGACCGAAAACGGCGTAATGTTGGACGTACCGGAGGGAAATTTTATTGTATTGACACCGGACGGAAAATTTGGCAAAATGGATATGCAAACGTTTATGGCTAATTTTGAAGAAAAAGACGCCAATACCGCCGGATTGACCTTTGACGAAAAGAGATTGTTTGAAAAGATGAATAAACTTTTCGGCAAAAACTTTCAAATGAGATTTTTAAAACTTACAGAGGAATACCACGAATTGTTTGTTGTTGCTGATGATATGTTGGTAAATGGAATAATACCGGAAAACACGTCGGAAATTATAGACGAGTTAGCAGATTTGAACGCCGTATTGTTCCATATTGCAGCATTGTTTGGATATTCCCAAAAAGAATTGCAGGAAATGGCATATACTAAAATTGCAGGACGTGAGAAAAACCCGGAATTTATGCGCAAACACCCACACAACAAACCGGAAAGCCCGGTTTGCGGTAATATGCAGCAGGAAACCGCCGAGGAATACAAACATTTTAAAGAACGTTTTAACAAAATACTATGACAAACGAAGAAAAAGAAGAAGTAAGAAAGCAAGCGTTGTTCCTTACAAATATGGCATATCTTTTGGCTGACATGGCTAATTCGTGCGCAATTGATGCGGAAAGCAAATTGGGCAAATTGGGAAAATGTTTTCAGAGGGACGAAAAAATGAGGTTCAAGAAAGCCGCAAAGTTAGCAAAGGATTTGTTGAAAGCCACAAAGGAAATAACAGAACCGATGTACGATATTACCAACGTAGATGATGCGTGTATTGATAGCGATTATCTTTTGGAAGTTATTCAGTTGGTAATAAACAGAACCGACGAAACCGAGGAAAGCAAAACGGCGATGTTGGAATACATAAAGAAGTTACCACAAATTGAACATGTAGAAGTTTAAGCGTATGAAAAAAGATTTTAAACAAGAACTAACCGAACTTATTAATAAGCACGGTTTAGAAAAGGAAATGAGAGATACCCCGGATTATATTTTTGCAGAAATTTGTATTGATGCAATGGCGGTATTTACGGAAGCAATCGCCCGCCGTGACGAATGGCACGGATTCAGAAAGGCAGACGAAAAGAGTTCGCAGGATGCAAAACACAATTACCCGGATGATTGCAATATTTGCAAAGACCGTTTTAAATGTGCTGACTTTATGAGAACGCAACCAATTGCAAATCTGATTCAGCGTTTCAAGACGACAACGGACAAAGAGGAAAAAACAGCAATCGCCGGATTGCTAAAACAGATAAACGCCGATGCGTCGGGAAAGCCTCAAAATGATATACCGGAAAAGAAACGTAAGTTTAGAAAGAAACCAAGAAAGGAGCAAGGCAATGAAACCCGTTGAATTTCCCGGCGTGAATGTAGTATTTGCAAAAGACCAACCGGAATACATGCCGTTACCTGCAATGAAAATCCCCAATGACCCGCAGGGGCTTATAATTACCAAATGGCAGTTATCCCCGGAAGAATTGGAGAGAATAAAAGAAACCGGAACAATACATTTGTCGGTTGCGACGTTTAACCAACCATTGCAACCCGTATTGTTAACCGTAGATTTACCAACAGAAAAATAATAAAGTTATGGATAAAGAAACATACGTAAAAAGAATGGCAGAATTAAACCATATAAGGGAAAAGGCTTTGCAGTTTAATAATAAAGAAAGGGAAAAAGCAGTAGAAAGCTATAATGCTGCAAATTGTCCTTTCAAGGTAGGCGAAAAAGTTATATTTACCCTAAACAGAAGCGGAATAATTGAAAAAATATATGCAAATGATTATGGAGATTTTTCGTATGATATAAGAACCATAAAAAAGGACGGGGAACCGTCAAAGATAATTATTCATGCAAATACATGGGACAAGATATATAAGGCATAAAAAAAGCCCCGGAATTATAACCGGGGCTTTGCCGTTTAGGTACAGAAACGAAAGAAAGCCAAAATTAGCCCCGTATGGCGACGAAAATACAAAAGACAATAAAAGTATCAAGTAACAAACAAAACCCGCTTAAAACGAAAATTCCCCGAAAATAACAAGCAAAAGGGAAAGCGACGTTTGAGAGGAAAGCAAAGCGAAAGACTTTGCCGTTATAAAAAGGTTGAAAAATGGAAGCGAGTAAAAGACAAAGGGGCGGACGCCCGAAAATGTGCAAACGAACAAAAGACCAAAGGGAGTTTGATTTGGCTTTTTGTTCAAATATGTTTTTACGCGGTTACACGTATAGGGAGATTTCGGAAAGACTGAATGAGGAAAACGCCCGGCGTGGCGTCGGTTACACAATTAGCAAACAGATGGTATATTGGGATATGCAACAATTGCTAATAGAGTGGAAGCGTGAGCGCATGGAAAATATAGACGATTACGTTACGCAGGAATTGCGAAAGTTGGATAAAATGGAGGTTGAATTGTGGGAGGCGTGGGAACGTTCCAAGACCGGGAAAACGAGAGAGAAAAACAGACAGAACGCAAAGCCCCGTAAAGTTTTGGAGGATGGCGATAACCCGGAATATTACGGGTATGAGGAAACCACAACGGAAACGTCCGCCGGGAACCCCCGGTTTTTGGATTTGCTTTTGAATGTGCAGCAACGCCGGGCAAAGATGTTGGGATTTGATGCACCAATTAAAGTTGAGATTCCGGGAATAGAAAAAAGCATAAACGGCGATGCACCGCAATACGATGTATCAGCAATCCCGGAGGATTTATTGTTTGCGGTTGCTGATAAACTACAAACAGCAGAATATAAAAAACAATTAGCAGAGAAAGGAGTAATTGACGATGGCACGAACAACAAAGAATAATATCAAGAAAAAAGACGAACCGAAACCCGTACACACGTGCGGCGAATGTGGTTGGGGTAAATTCTATTATGAACATTCAAATTTAGATATGGCCGGGAACCCGATTTGTTTAAAATGCCCGTTTGTCGAAAATCACAGTATGATACGTTCGGAAAAAGCGTGCGACAAATGGAAAATGAAACATTAAATTGGTTGTTTTTTAAGATTTCCGGTTTTTAAGTCAGAAAAAATACGGGGGTAAGACAAAAATATATGGTATATTTTTAAGAATTAAACAAAATGGATAAAGAACAATTACTTAAAATGTACGCCGCACTAAAAAACAATCCCGGGGAATTAGTAAAAGCGGCGTCACGCAATAGGCTGATAAACTTTGCCCGGTATATGCAACCGGATTTAGCATTGGAACCGTTTCACGTCGTTTATTATACGTTGTTGGATAAATTCGCCCACGGCGAAATAAAGAAAATGATTGTGCAAATGCCCCCTCAACATGGTAAGGAAATATCCGATAATCAGATAGTTGCTACCACTAAAGGGATAAAAAAACATGGTGATTTAATTGTAGGGGATTACGTGTTTGGTAGGGATGGAACCCCGGTTAAAGTATTATGGGTGTCAGAAAAAACAAGAAGCGAATATGTCGTTTCTTTTTCTGATGGGGCAAAGATAGAATGTCATGGTAATCACGAATGGACGGTGTATAATAGATTTCGACAGAAAGAGGAAACTATAGAAACGAAACATATGGCATCCTCCACAATATATAATGGAGATGGAAAAAGAGGAAGCCGATATAAATACCAAGTAGATAGCAATGTTTGCGTAATGTTTGATAGTCGGAATGTAGATTTAGACCCATACGTTTTAGGAGCGTGGCTAGGAGATGGGGATAGCTCATGTGGGATTATACACATTGGCAATAATGATGTTGAAATAATAGGGAATAGTACATATAAGTTCAAAGAAAGTAAGGGCACGACAACACGTAAGTTTTACAGCCCAGAATTGAATATTTTACTAAAAAATAATGGACTAATTAAGAATAAACACGTACCGGATATGTATAAATACAATTCAGTTGAAGTTCGCAAGAATGTGATTGCTGGATTAATTGATACAGATGGGTATGTGTATCACAGAAACGGACGTATAACCATATCCAACACAAACAAGCGGATTATAGACGATGCAGCATTTATATTACGCTCATTAGGCCAGTCTGTAGTTGTGTGTGAATTCAAACCTAGGGTTAGTAGTAGCGGAATAGTAGGGAAGAAGATAGTATATCAACTCTGTTTTAATCCTACAATGACTTTCCCGACAAAAGTAAAACGTAAGAAGATAACGAAATTGTCCATAAATAAGAAACGTGCTATTGTTTCTATTGAACGAAAGGAGGGATTGGGTTATGGTAATTGCATCCAAGTAGATGGGGGTATCTATCTGGTTGGAGATACGTTTATTCCTACGCATAATAGTGAGGGGGCGAGCCGAAAGTTGCCCGCTTTTATGTTAGGATTGAACCCGGACACAAAAATTTGTATTGGTTCGTATGCTGCAACGATTGCGAGAGATTTTAACCGTGATGTTCAAAGAATAATTGATACGCCAAGTTACCGGGAATTGTTCCCGGAAACGTATTTGAACGGTTCCAACGTCGTAACAATGGCTAATACGTATTTACGAAATTCTGACGTCATAGAAATGGTTGGGCGTAAGGGTTCGTTGCGTGTTGTCGGTCGTGGCGGTTCTTTGACGTCAAAAACGGTTGATGTATCTATTTTGGATGACGTTTACAAAGATTATGCCGAGGGCAACAGCCCGATTGTACGTAATGCGGCGTGGAAATGGTACACGACCGTTGTACGTACCCGTTTGCATAATGATTCCCAAGAATTAATTGTGTTTACCCGTTGGCATGATGATGATTTGATTGGACGTATTGAAAAAAGCGGGGAAACCGTAATTGAGATTAAAAGTTGGGACGATGTAAAGAACATTCCGGCGGGCGCATGGGTACGCATTAACTTTGAGGGATTGAAAACCGGGGAGCCAACAGAGATTGACCCACGGGAACCGGGGGCGGCGTTATGGGATAGACGACACAGCCGGGCAAAATTGGAGGGACAAAGAGCGTTAGACCCCGTACAATTTCAATGTTTGTATCAAGGCAACCCCGGAAACGCAGAGGGTAAATTGTACCGGAACCCGTTCCGAACATACGTTGACAAATCCGAATGGGGGACGTATGTACGTAGTGGCAATTACACAGACGTTGCAGACGAGGGCGACGACTTTACATTTTCGGCATGTTATGACGTTTACAAATCCGGTAATGAGGCATGGAACGAGCAAAAGAAACGGTTTGAACCGATTCTGTATGCGCTAATTACTGACATGGTATTTACGCAGGAAAACACGGAAATAACAGCCGTTACCGTCCCGGAAATGATAAACAGATGCGGAACGCAAAAAGCATGGATTGAAAGTAACAACGGCGGTTCCGGATTTGAAAAGGTTATAAGAAAAAAACTAAAAGCAGTAACAGAACCATTTTATCAAGGGGCAAACAAGGAAAGCCGAATTATAACAAATTCAGCGATGGTAAATGCACAAATAATAATGCCGATTGGATGGGAACAGCGTTTTCCAAAGATACACGAACATTTGACCGGGTTTTTGCGTGATTTTCCTGCAAATGCCCATGACGACCCGGAGGACGGATTGACCGGAATATACGAAAAAGAGTTGGCGGACGGCGATACACGACCATACAGCCAAGCAACAAGGGGCGTTAAACGTCGTAACTAACAATTTATTCCATATACGCAAGAGTTTAACGGAAAAATATTATAACTTTGCAAAAGATAAATGGGGTAAAGAGTTAGCCCCGGAGATAGTAAAACGAGTTTTAAATATTAAAATTTTAGGATTATGATTTGTAAGTGTCCGGCGGGTACGGCTTTGCCCGATATTCCCGTAAGTAATTGCCCGGAAAGTTTTGGGCAGATTCAGAAAGTAGCATTTCAAAGATTGTACAAAAGCACCGGAGAAAAAAATTCATTTACAACCGATGCAGGTATTGAAAAAAAAGCGTCGTGGACGCCGTTGTTGTCGGCTGACGATGATACAAAGATTGTTATTTCCCCATACATTCAAGCCCCGACAGCAGAAGCAGGCGCAGCAAGAACGTTTGGAGGTGGTAACGAAACATTGGGAGGCGTTGAGGAAATTGTGGGACGTGAGCCAACGCCATTTACCGGGGTTATGCGAAAGTTGCCACAGAAAATTATCAAGGCTTTGAAAGAATTGCAGTGCGAAAGTTGGGGCGACAATTTGGGCGTTTATCTGTTTGACGAAAACGGCGCAATTGGAGCAATTCAAGACGCAAAAACAGCAACAACCCATTATCCGATTCCAATACGTTCTTTGTTTATCGGCGATAAAACATTGGGCGGATATGAGGCACCGGATAGCAACAATATTCAATGGGCATTTTTGCCGAATTGGTCGGATGATTTGGCAATTATTGTTCCGGAGGATTTCAACCCGCTAACTGATTTAAAGGCGGGAGCATAGTAACGTTAGGGGATTTTTCAATTGATTTTTCAAATGACTTTGCGGTTGTTATTCATTCAACAAATGAGTATTCAGTAAATTACGTTAAGTCTATGGTAAAACAAAAGAAAAGAACGATGCTATGACAAAGACAACAAAAGTTTTATTGGTTTGTCCCCAACACAATATGAAACGAGAATTTGAGATAACGCACGCCGAACGTTTGTTGATGATGGGAAATAACGGCGGTTGGCAGTTGCCGGAAAACTCAAATTTTGAATTTAGCAAAGATTATGGGATTAGGTATAAACGACATAAAAAAACAGATAACGGAGCAAAAGAAAGGGGCGACGATTAACCGTGCGATTGTACACCAACAGCGCATTAAGTTTCACGCCGAAACCTTTGTTGCGCCGTATATCAGTCAACCGTTAACGGATTTTCTGAATTTCGTTTCAAACCTTATACCCGACGATAAGTTTAAAATTTTCAAAACTCTTTTCCGTTACCCCGTTAAGACCAACGAGGTAACGGGAATTTGCTTTGATAAGTTGAGCCGAATTTTTGACGGTCGTAACCCGGCGTTCAATTATCAGTTTATGGAGAGCGGACAAAGGGACGATTGGGAGTATTATAGACAGAACGTTTTAAGGGAGCCGGAAATTTGGAGTTCTAAAGGGTGGGAATATTTCAAAACCGAAATTAACAGCGTTCTAATTGTGGATTTGCCAACGGAGCAAGACGCCGCCGATAAATACCCCCGTCCGTATTTCTATTGGTTGCCAATTGAGCAGGTAATAACGTTTGATGCAGACCCGGTAACGGGCGTTATGCGATGGATAATTTTCAAGCAGGACGACAAACGTATTGCAGTAATTGACGATGAGAGATACCGGGTATTTACGGAGAAAGACGGGAATATTGGCGATTTGCTGATTGACAGCCCCCACGATTTAGGTTATACCCCCGCCCGTTTCTTTTGGAATGAGGCAATAAGTTTGAGGGAACCCGATGTTAAGGCGTCGCCATTGACCGAGCAGTTGGAAAGCATGGATTGGTATCTGTTTTATCATATATCAAAACGGCATTTGGATATGTACGGTTCATATCCTATTTATTCCGGCTATGAACAAAGTTGCGATTTCAGCAACGCAGAAAATGGCGATTATTGCGACGGCGGGTTTTTGAAAGACAAACAAGGACGTTACAAGTTAGACCAAGCCGGGATATTAGAGCGTTGCCCGAAATGTGGCGACAAACGAATTGCCGGGGTTGGTTCTTTTGTTGAAATACCCGTTCCCGATGGCGACAAACAACCGGATTTGCGCAACCCGGTTCAGATGTTGACCGTTGACCGTAATAGTTTGGATTATAATGTTGCCGAGGAAGAGCGATTGCGCAACAATATTATCACGTCTATTGTCGGAACGAATGAGGAAATAACAACACGGGACGCATTGAATGAACAACAGATAAAAGCAAATTTTGAGAGCCAAATCACAATTTTAAACCGGGTAAAGAAAGGATTTGAGGCGGCGCAACAATTCGTTGATGAAACGGTTTGCCGATTGAGGTACGGCAATTTGTTTGTTTCTGCAAAAATCAATTTAGGCACGGAATTTTATATTTACGATGCAATGGAGTTGCGGGAACGTTACAAGTTAGCAAAGGAAGCCGGAGCAAGTGAGGCAGAATTGGACGCAATGCAAAACCAAATTATCGAAACGGAGTACCGGAACGACTCGACCCAATTACAACGTATGTTAGTGTTGGCAGAATTGGAGCCGTACCGACATTTAACCCGTGCCGAGGTATTAAATTTATATGGGCAACAGATAATTAGCGAACCGGAATTGCGTGTAAAACTGAATTTTGCTAATTTTGTTCGCAGATTTGAGCGAGAAAATACAAATATTTTGGAATTTGGAACGCAAATACCATTTTCCGAGAAAATAAAAGTAATAACTAATAAATTTTACGAGTATGCAAGTGAGAACAGAGGAGGGGCAAATTAAAGACGTCAATATTTTAGACGTTACCCCGGAAAATTTTATTGTACCAAAGGGCGAGGAAGATTGTTATCATTGCCGAATTGAGGTTAAGAAATTCAACCAAGACACGGGCGAAAGAATTTCAAAACCACGTATGCAGGTTTTCGGCAAAAAGTTCTTTGAATCTTTTGGGTTGCACAATTTGAGAAAGCAGGGTTTTACCGTTGATGTAATGCACGACCCGAACAAATGGTTGCAGGAAAACGAGGCTAAATTGGAGGCAGAAAAACAGAAGAAAGCCGAAGCCGGTGCAAAAGCCAAAGCAGAGGCAGCAGAGGCAGAGAAAAAAGCAATGAAAGAAGCTATGAAAGCCGAAATTCTTGCAGAACTGAAAGCCGAGGGATTGTTGGAAACGGCGGCAAAGACGGGAAGAAAATCAAAGGAAACACCGGAAGCAAAGCAGGATGCGCCGGAAACAAACAAATAAGTTAAACCAAAAAAATATAAAGATATGGCACAGATTGCACAGCAGGACAATTTGATTGTTACAAGTACGAAACCAATTGCGACGATAGACGAAGCCGCAAAAAAGAAATTGAAAGAATGTATTGAAGCCGGAACGATTAACGATGTTATTGTAGTAACACCGGAAACGGCAAAAGTAACAAACAAATCAAAGGTATTGGCATGGTCGAAAGACGTAACAACACCGCAGGCACCAACATATAAGGTTGCGTTGGTAGATTGCAATACCGGAGCGTTGAGCGTATTTAGTTTGAGTTAATAATAAAAGGGTAATATTATGGCATTAACAAGAGAAATTTTGGTAGCGAATGCGGCTTTGTCCGGTTTGACTGACGAACAGATTAACGCAATTACAACGTTATCACAGAATGACGAAAATAGTGTAATAGCAAAGAAAACCGGGGAAATTTACGGCAATTTGGATGTGGATATTTTGGCAGCGTCCGGAGTTGAGAAAAACGGAACTGAAAAAACATACGATTACGCAAAACGTGTGTTGGGAGATTTTAAGACAAAAGCGGAAAGCGTTACCGGGTTGGAATCACAGATTGCAACATTGACAAAAGAGAAAACCCGTTTGGAAAAAGTAATTGCCGACGGTGGAGCAGATGCAGAAACCGCAAAGCAATTAAAGCAGGCAAAAGCAGATTTGGCAAACGTTACAACTCAATATACAGAGTTGAACAAAAAGTTTGAGGCAGAAAAAGAAAACCACGCCAAAGAGTTGTTCGGCATTAAGATAGACAACGAATTGCAAACAGCGTCCGCAGGGCTTAAATTTAAGGCAGGTTTGCCGGAAAGTGTAACAAAGGTTATTTTGCAGCAGGCTAACGATAAAATCAAGGGAATGAACCCGGAATATATCGACGATGGCAAAGGCGGCAAAATTTTGGCGTTTAAGGACGAAACCGGGGCGATTATGAGAAACCCGAACAATCAGTTAAACCCATTTACGCCGGGCGAGTTGTTAACCCGTGAATTGGACGCAATGGGAATAATTGACAAAGGACGCCAACAGCCGGGAGGCGGAACAATCCCGCCGGGAGGTAGAGGCGCAGGCGGTAGCGTAGTAATTGACGTTGCAGGATGCAAAACACGTGTTGAAGCATACGACGCAATTAGTAACAATCTGATGGCGCAGGGAATGACCGCAGGTTCCAAAGAGTTTGAGGATGCAATGGCGCAAGCATGGAAAGACAACAATATTGCAGCATTGCCGGAGAGATAAAACAACCACGGGTAAAGGGTAAACCCGCATTAATAACAATTTAAAATAAAACATTATGAGTTTAATTGCAACAAGATTACAGAATTGGCGAGTTCAGAACCCGGAATTTGACCGCAATATGACCCGCCCGTGTGAGTATGGCGCATTGGATTTCTTTATTGAGCAAACCAACGCCGCAAATTCCATTATTAACCCAAAGTTGAGGGAAAGGGCGTTTGCCTCAATGGGTAATACCGTGCAAATCCCGGTTATCAATTACGATGGCGATGTTACCGTTGGCAACGTCCGTTCATGTGTAATTGAGGACGACGAAAATACGTCCGCACTTTATACCGTTGTGTGGGCAACATACACAATCGGTTTTACTATGGTTCCGGCGGCTTATACGAACAATGAAATTTCGTATGAACACGACTTTTACCGTAAAATGGAAAAATATACACGTGCGTTGGCTGATGCGTTAGACAAAGGCGCAATTGCAGCGTTGGAAGCACAGAAAGCGCAGGTATTGAAAGACAAATTGAATTATGACTTTTCCGGTAACGTTATCAAGGTTAAAAAGGAAATGGCAACCGAAATTTTGGGCGACATTGACCCAATTATGAGAGCCAATTGTTACCCACGTATGCCGCATATCGTTTGCAACGCCGGAATCGAAAGTTTGGTTCGCAAGTTGGCGCAGCATGGAGCGACAAACGACGTAAACAAACAGTTGGAATACGCCGGAAAGAAATTCCATTACACCAATAACGTAACTAACGAAAGCGGACAGAACGGAACATTCTTTGCCGTTGAGGATGGAAATATTGGCGTGTTAACCCGTGTTGACCGTGAAGCATTGCGCCGTACACGTGCCAATTTCCATGAATGGGACGTTGTACGTTTGCCGATGATTGATTTGCCCGTTGGTTCACATTACTATACTTCGGTTGGCGACCAAAGTGCAACAGTAGGAGCAGCAACAGAGGATTTGACTTGCGCCGTTAAGGAGTATTTCGGATTTAGTGTTGATGTTGCCTTTTTGGTTGCTTATAATAGCGACCCAAGTACAATTGCAAATCCAATTATCAAAGCACAGATTGCAGCACGCGACCAAAATGAACCTTTGGGTATGCCTGTATATGTTACCAACGCCGCAGCATTTCCCGGCGCATAACATAAGGTAAAAGGATTGTATAACCGGGGGCGGGGTTTTCCCCCGTCCCTTTTTTTATTTGCATTATGTATCGAATAAAAGACATACAAGCAGCATTATTGAACGTCGTAGGTTGGGAACAATCATACAACCCGAAAACATTCATTGATGAACATTTGACACAGACCGAAAGCGGGTTGTACTTTCAAGGTGCGCACCCGCTTTTGACGTTGGATAATATGCAGGCAATAATGCCGGACGATTGGGGGCTACAATATCCGGAATGGAATTTGATTTTGCCGTATAAAGCCGGGCAAAAGGTAAAGCATAACAATATATTTTGGATTGCAAAAATAGATAATACCGGGCAGGAACCGACGGCGAGCGATTTTAACGGAGATTTTAGCCGGGATGATTACGGGAATCCGTATTGGCGACCATACAACATATTTTCCGTTTTTTTGGAAAGACTGACATTAAACGGAATTGCAACCGTTGTTCAGACGTTTACACAGATTAAGCAGTTGGAAAAGGAAACCCGCAATTTATTAGAAAGAAAAACGTTTTTTGATGGTTCCGGCAGGATCCGGGCTACAATTCAAAATACCCATAAATTAGTAGGATTTGAAATTGTTCCGGTTCGTAGTATGGGGGTAACAACCAAAATTGAGAAAATCGGGCTACAAATGACCGGAGCGACCGGAAAGGTAAGAATGTATTTATTTCATTCGTCGCAGATTGACCCGGTAAAAACATTCGATTTGGATTTTACCGTTACAAATGGTGGCTTTCAATGGTTCCCGTTGACCGATTGTTATTTGCCGTATATAAGCGATGCAAACAACGCCGGGGGTTCATGGTTCCTTTGCTATAATCAAGACGAATTGCCCGCCGGGATGGAAGCAATAAACGTATCTAAGGATTGGAGCCGGGAGCCGTGCGGAACGTGCAACATTGGTTCCGTCGAAACATGGCGAGAAATGACAAAGTATTTGCAGGTTTCCCCGTTTAAAGTTGACGCCCCGGAAACATTCGAGCAATACCCGGAATTATGGGACGTGGCTTATACTATGTACACAAATACCCACAATTACGGGCTAAATTGCGAAATAACGGTTGGTTGCGATTTGACCGACTTTATTATTTCGCAACGGCAGATGTTCCAAACCGTTATTCAAAGGCAGGTTGCGGCAATAGGTTTGCGAACGTTAGCAATGAATCCCAACGTTAGGGTTAACCGCAATCAGTCAAATGCAAGCCGCACCGATATTCTGTATGAGTTGGACGGCAATACGTCCGGGGTTCGTCCCGGCGGGTTGGGTTATGACCTTAAAAAAGCGTATGAGGCTTTGCGGTTAGATACGCAAGGATTAGACCGCATTTGTTTGAGTTGTAACAATCATGGCGTTAGGTACAGAACTGTTTAATATATAATTTCAAATGAAAGTTGTATATAATTTTAAAGAATAATTGTAAATGGGAAAAATTGACGACTTATTAAAACGGGTCGTTAAGTTCAACGATGAATTAACGACCGGGCGGTTAGTGCAAAAAATAATATGGGACAACGAGGCGTATATAATAGATATGAACGCCGAGGAACAATTGTTTGAACAAGGCGTTAACCGTTTGGGCGTTTCAATCATGGATTACGCCCCGTATAGCCCGGTAACAATTGCAATCAAAGAGGCAAAGGGACAGCCTACAAACCGGGTAACGTTAAGGGATGAGGGCGATTTTCAAAGTAGCTTTTATTTGGAAGTTGGCGACAAACAATTTGAAATTAAGGCGGCGGATTGGAAAACCGAGGAATTAATAAAAAAGTATGGACGCCAAATTTTAGGTTTAACGGACGAAAATATTAAAATCCTTATATGGCATTATATTTTCCCGGATTTAATAACAGAGGCAAAAAAAACGATATATGGCAGCGAATAACAAAGCCCCGGTAATTGCGAACCCGGAATTATTAGACAGAATCATTGGAAATATACAAACCGGATTGGTTGATAATTTACCGTGGTTGGACAAAGCATTTGGACGGGCTGAAAGACTTGTTAAATATGACGGGAACCGGAAACGTTATTTTACCCCGTGCGTTTATGTAGGGCGAAACGATTATATAGAAGTAACCCCGGATGCAAATATTGGGAATTTTTCGTTTTTTTGGATTGACGACCCGCAGGACGTTAGTTGGGAATCCGGCGTTTCAATAGGGCTAAAAACCTCGTTTTCCCTTATCTTTTGGTTTGATTTCCGGAAGATATTCAACGATGCGAGCGACCGGAACAAAGAAGCAGTTAAGCGGCAAATATTGGACGTGTTGAACGGAGGCTTTTGGCTGAAACATGGGCGTTTGAAAATAACAAAGGTTTATGAGTTGGCGGAAAATATTTACCGGGGTTTTTCTTTGGACGAAATAGACAACCAATTTTTAATGCACCCGTACGGCGGGTTCCGGTTCTATGGAGAATTAAGTATTGGAGAATCATGTAAATTGTAAGATTATGAAAGAATTTATTTTTTACGTTATATTGGTCGCAATGTTGGCGGCTTTTGTGCTTACATTATTGCGCAAATGGGGCGTTATTGAATGGGTACAAGTTCACGGGAACGATTTCTTTGCAAAGATGTTTAGTTGCGATTTCTGTTTGTCGTGGTGGGCGGGCGTTATTTTGTCCGTTCTTATGCTGATTATGTCCGGGAACCCCGTATTATTGGGCGTTCCCTTTTGTAGTACAATGATAACACGTAAATTGCTATGAGAACCGTTGATATTAATGGAAAGAAAGTTGAGTTGTACGATGCAATAGAGGATTTGCCGATTATTCGATTTCATAAGTACAACAAAATGTTGTTAGTTGACGCCGGGATTGGTTCAGATTTGGCGGATTTCGATAAACATATTGAAAAGACGATAAGATATGCACACAGCAAAACCCCGCAGTTGGCGACGGTTGAGTTAGAGAATATGCGCCAAAATGTGTATTTCATACAATCCGAGATTTCGCCCCGGTATTTATCTTTTGCGGTTTTAGTAAAGAGCATTGACGGGAACCCGTGCAATGATTTATCAGACGACGGATTGCAAAAGATAGTTGATTTGTTCGCCGATGTTCCGAACGCAGAATTAACCGCCCATTTGGAAGCGGTTAAAAAAAAAATAGATGAAGAATTGCGGTTGTATTTTCCCCGGGTATTTGATGATGCAGCATTAAAAGAGTATTTCGACCAACTGAAAGAAAGAACGGTTATTTTATTGCGCACAATCATAGCCGGGGAAGCAACCGAAACGGATGCAAAAAGAATTGACGAAATTACAGCAGAGTTGATAACGTATTTCAATCCGCAATCATTTTCGGGAGCCGACAGCGTAGAAATACGATACGACAAACAATTTGAAAATATGTGTTTGATATTGTCGCAGAATTTGCACGTTGACCCGAAAAGATTTACCGTATTGGAATATTACAACGCATTTGAGTATGTAAAAGAACAAGCGAGAAAAGCCCAAAAACAGAAGAACGTAAAATAAAGCGATTTCCGGCGTTATTTCCCGGCAGATAATAAAATATACGTTTGAGAAAAGAAAATCGAAATACGGGGAAATTTCCCGAAAATAACTTTAAATAATAGTTGCTATGGCAGATAATAATCCGATAAAGTATAAAGATTTAATCAGCCCGGATAATTCAATTGAGGAACTGATAAAACAATTGACCGAGTTAAAAGACACATATACGGACGCATTGGCAAGTATCAAAGCCGAGGCGATTCAATTGGCGGCTACATTGCAAAAGGTTTCCGGAGCCACGGAGGACGGGCGGAAAAAGACAAAGAAAGCCGCCGACGACGCCGACCGTTTGGCACGTGCGCAAAAAGAATTGGCGTTTGCTGAAAGCGACGCCGCCAAAAAATTAGCGGAGTTGAATTTGGCAAAGCAGGAAGCGAACCAAATAAATAAATTGATTATCAAAATAAATCAATCCGCCGAGGGTAGTTATAACCGTTTATCGGCGCAATATTCATTGAATAAGATTTATTTAAACAACATGACTAAAGCCGAACGGGAAAACACCGAGGAGGGGCGAAAGTTAGTTGAACAGACCAAAGAAATATACGAAGAAATGAAACGGTTGCAGGAGGCAACCGGAAAATTTCAATTGAACGTCGGAAATTATACGGAGGCGTCCGACGCAATTATTGCGTATGGCGACAAACTAAAAGAAACGTTAGGTTTAAATAGCGCATTTGGCGAAAGTCTTTTGGCGTTAGGACGTGGCGGGGCTGAAAGTAAAGCAGTTTTTACAGCTATTGGCGACGGGGCAAAAGCATTGGGAAAAACTTTGTTGGGATTACTTTCAAACCCGGTATTTTTGGCGATTGCCGGAATTGCGGCGGCGGGTGCGGCGTTCAAATGGTGGTACGATTATAACGCCGGGTTAGTTGAGGCAACGAGATTGACGCAACAATTTACCGGGAAAAGTGGCGATGATTTGAAAGCGTTTAGAAATGAGGTGCAAGCCGTCGCCGATTCATTCAACGCAGATTTCCGGGAAACATTGATTGCAACAAACGCATTATCAAAACAATTTGGTATTTCTGCAAATGAGGCATTGCAATTGGTTAAGGATGGGTTTTTAGCCGGAGGCGATGCGAACGGGGAATTTTTAGACACGTTGAAAGAATACCCGGCATATTTCAAAGAGGCGGGAATATCAGCAGACCAATTTGTTGCAATTGTTACCCAAACAAACAAAATGGGTATCTTTTCAGACAAAGGCGTTGACGCAATTAAGGAGGCAAATTTGCGTTTGCGTGAAATGACGACGGCGACGGCGGCGGCTTTGGACGGTATCGGTATTTCGTCGGAACAAGTTCAAAAAGATTTGCAGACCGGAACCAAAACAACGTTCGATGTTATACAAGACGTTTCCGCAAAATTGGCAGAATTGCCGGATAATGCGGCAACGGTCGGGGCTGCAATTGCAGATATATTCGGGGGGCCCGGAGAGGACGCCGGATTGCAGTATTTGCGCACGTTGAAAGATATTTCAACAAACATGGATGAAGTAAAAGGGAAAGCCGGAGTTTTGGCGCAATTGCAGGAGGAACAATTGCAAAGCCAAATTGAGTTGCAAAACGCATTATCCGGGTTGTTTGACGCAACCGGAGGGAATTTTGAAACGTTGACAACGCAGGCAAAAGTTTTTGTTAACCAAGGATTGACGGCGATAATAAAAGGGGTTATTGATGTTGTCAATTACTTGATTGAGTTATACAATGAAAGTGTTTTGATACGTGCAATTTGGAATGGGATTGTTGCCGGATTCAAAACAACATTTGATACGTTGGGAAATTTGTTTGGATTCTTTATTGATATAGTCAAAGCAACCGGAACCGCATTAAAGGGGGCGTTTACGTTAGATTTTGACGAAGTAAAAAAAGGATTGGCAGATTATGCAGCAGCGTACGGAAATTTGGTTAAAGCCCAAGTTAAAGACATAACAGAAAATTTCCAAGAGGGTTTGGATGGTATGCAAAAGAAAATAAAACCGTTAACAATCCCGGTTTCTGTTGGAGATACCCCGACGCCACAAACAGACAATAAGCCCGTAACGACACAGAACCCAACCGTAACGCCAAGGGGTAAAAGCGATGCGGAAAAGGCAGCAGAACAACAAGCAAAGCAAATTGAAGCGGCATATAAAAAGAATTTGGAAGCAACCCGAAAATTGCAGGATGCACAATTGCAGTTGGAAACCGACGAATGGGCAAAGCGTCGCCAACAAACGCAATATCAGTATTCCCGCCAAATTGAGGATTTACAACACCAATTGCAGACCGAAAAGGATTTGAACGAAACCGGACGTCAAGCGATAAACGCCACAATTACGGCGTTGGAACAGCAACAAACCGAGGCGTTATTGAAAATCGAACAAGACCGACAATTGCAGGAATTGGCGTTGCAGAAAGAAAGCATTGAATTACGTTTGCAAGCAGTCAAAGAGGGAAGCGAGCAGGAAAGACAATTGCGGATGCAGTTGTTGGAAAACGAAAGACAAACCGCATTATTACAGAACCAACAGAAACCGACCGGGCAACAGCAGGACGCCGGGGCGATTAATGCAAGTTTTGACGCAAAGGGAGCCAGAATTGCGGATGAATATTTGCAAGCGCAATTACAGATATTCGACCAACAACAAGCGTTGGCACAATCGGAGTTTGATTTGTTGAGAAATTCAGAAGCCCGTAAAACTCAATTCCGTTTGCAAGCAGAAAAGGAACGTTTGCAAAAGGTTTTAGAATTAAATCAGCAAGCCGCCAATAAATTGTCTGATGTTGAGGTACAAACAATTCAAAACACTATTAAAAAAATAGACCAAGAAATTGAGCAATCCAAAGGGGAGGAACGAGGAACAGACATTTACGGTTTGTTTGGGCTTAATTTGGACGACGACCAAAAAGAGGCAATTAATACGTCTATGCAATACGCATTGGATGCGTTAAATACATTCACGGCGGCACGTGTTGCCGCAGCAGATGCAGCCGTTGAGCAAGCGGATAAAGAGGTTTCCGCCGCACAATCGGCGTTGGATGCAGAATTGGAAGCAAGGGCAAACGGGTACGCCAATAATGTTGTACAAGCGCAAAAGGAGTTGGATTTGGCAAAGAAAAACCAAGAAAAAGCGTTGAAAGAACAACAGAAAGCGCAAAAACAGCAGGCAGCAATACAAACATTGCAGCAAATCGGAAACATGGTAACAGCAACGGCGCTGATATGGTCGCAATTAGGTTTCCCGTTTGCAATACCTGCAATTGCCGTAATGTGGGCGAGTTTTGCAGCGTCTAAAATCAAGGCGGCGCAATTGGCAAAACAGACCGGAGGAACCGGAGGAACGGAAACATACGGCGACGGTACCGTTGAACTTTTGGAGGGCGGTTCGCACCAAAGCGGAAATGATATTGATTTAGGAACGAAACCGGACGGAACCCGCCGACGTGCCGAGGGAGGCGAATTTTTCGCCGTGATAAATAAACGAAGTTCACGCCGTTTCAGAAAGATAATACCGGACGTTATCAATTCGCTAAACAATGGTACGTTTGCACATAAGTATTTAAAATCCTATTCAGACGGCGACGGTTTGACGTTAAACGTTACCGGACAAAGCCCGGATTTACGCAATTTGTCGGATGATGTAAGGGAAATTAAGGAACAGAACCGACGACGGGTTTACGTGGATGGCGACGGAAATACGATTGAAAGTTACAAGAATTTGAAACGTAAAATAAAAAGACTATGACACCAAAATATAGATTCTTTTTGCAGATAGGGGAGGACGGAACCAAACAAACCGTCTGCCCCAATTATAAGGATGATTTAACGTTGGATTATGAGTTGGAAACAAATCAAAGGTTTTACCGGGCTAAATTGTCCGGTAAAATAAACTTTGTCCGTGCTGATTACGATATTATCAATAACGCCCCGTTTGATTCTGAATTTTTCCTATATATCGAAAAAAGCGATGATTGGGGACAAACATACAATCAATACTATAAAGCAAAGTTTATGAAAACGGATTGTACGTTTAATGATGATGATAAATTGGTTACGGTACAGCCGGAAACAATAGACCAATACAACGACGTTTTGGCAGGATTGGAAAAGGAATACAATTTAATTGAGTTGGCCCCACTAATCGAATTTCTTACAATAAGAAAACGCCCATTGATACAAATATACGTTCCCGGAGATAGTATTGTTTCGTGCTTTTTGGGCGGCACGAATTGGGAACAAGACGCAAACGCCACGACTGACCAAAACGCATTAATACAAACCTATCATTTTGCACTATGTAATATTTTGAAAGAAATACAAATTACGTCGCAAGGTTCCCCGGAGGTAATATCCGGGCTTTATGTTGGGCGGATGTCGACGGGTGTAAGTTCTGATGAATTTATGGGAGATTTATACCCGGAATTAAATGTAAATTATTATATCCATATTGCACAAAAACTAGTTGCGGGTCGGCTACCTATTGGGCTAGCAGGTGTTGAGATACGCCGCCGTTCTGATGATGTGGCAATGTTCCGGTTTACAAAGATAACGCAAGAACCTTTTGATACGTTGGAATTTGATTTAACCGCCGTTGAGGGTTCCGGAGCAACGGGTACGATGCACGCCGATATGAAAAGTTATAATATATACGCCCGATATTTGGTTGATGTTGATAAAATAGACGATTTAGATACATACCCGTTGCCGTCCGATGATATTGTAGATAATAATAGAAATTACCGCCGGGCAATTGGTTACGCAATCGACGTGGCATTTATATCTAAAAATTTTTCAGATACGCCGACCGAGTGGGGATTAGCCGACAGTGGAAAGTATTTTGAGCCGCCTTATTCCATATATGGACAAACGTTTTATCCAATCGCCCGGTCAACGTGGCGTTATGCGTCGTTATGGTTTGGGTTTTATCTGATGGATTGGATATTAGAGGAAAAAGCCCGAAAAGCATATACTTTGCGTGATGCGTTTACATTGTCGTCATGTATCAATGTGCTATTAAAAGAATTTGCGCCCGGAATAACGCATGAAGCGACGCCGGAATACAGCCAATTTCTTTATAACACAAACAATCCTATTTCCGGGAAGTCATTTAAGTTGCTAATAAGTCAGAAAAGTAATATCATTAATGGCGAATATAAAACCCCGGCGCAAAAAGCCCCGATTACATTACAACAGATTATGACGATGTTACGGGATATTTACAAATGTTATTGGTATATTGAGGACGGAAAATTTAAAATTGAACAGGTAAGTTGGTTTAGAAATGGCGGTTCGTATGGATATAACCCGATTATTGATTATGATTTAACACAATTAGAAAACGTTAGGAACGGCAAAAAATTAGCTTTTGCAACGTCTGAATATTCATTTGACAAAGTAGAAATGCCGGAACGTTATCAATTTGAGTGGATGGATGATGTAACAACACCATTTGAGGGTTTACCAATAGAAATTACGTCCAAATATGTAACAGCCGGAAAGATAGAAGAAATAAATATTTCCAATTTTACGTCTGATATTGATTTGATGTTGTTAAACCCCGGTGCAATTAGTTCGGATGGATTCGCATTGTTTGCGGCGGTTACACCGTCCGGCGGAGGACAATTGGAATTGCCGTTTACAAGACAAACCGTTGATAATGTAGAATACTATTTGCAAAACGGTTATTTAGCGTTTATCAATATACAACCGACATATTGGGTTTATGATATGCCCGCACGGAATTTTAAAATAAATAATTCCCCAAATTATGCAATCGGGATTGAGAGAAAGAAAAAACAAACACTAAATTTCCCGGCAGGAACCACAGACCCAAACCCGATGCAGTTAGTTAAAACATATATCGGTAACGGTCAAGTTGATAAACTTTCAGTAAATTTGTGTAGTCGAAACATTAAAGCAACGTTGAAATATGATACAGAATAACAATATAAGCGTTTTGCCGTGGTACACGTCAATAAATGAACAGAACCACAGAAAAAGTTACGCATACGGCGCAATTTACCCGTTGTTTGCCCCGGCTGATAGATTGTTGCCGTTTCAGATAATAAGAAACACACGGTCAAACAATGTTACGTCAGTTGTATTGTATGAAAAGACCGGAAAGCAAGTTGCAAACATAACAACGTACATGAAAGAAACCGGATTGCAGATTGTCCGGTTTCAAACGTTGGGTTATGATGTTATATTGTACCCGTCAATTTTACTCATGCCATTAAATCAGTTGGACGGAATATATTATATGACGTTATCGGATGGCGTGCAAACGTGGTATTCCGAAATGTTCACGGTCGTACAAGATGTTTCCGGTTACTTAAAAATACAATGGTGGGACATTGATAATTTGGTATTTGACGCCGGGCAAATAGTATATAAAAACCCGAATTTCAAAAATACGTTGTACCTTTGTACAGAGTTGGGAAAACCGGATTATGAATTTGAAGAGGACGGCGAAGAACGGGACGGGTATTTTTTCCCGGAAAAACAAATATCAGTCAAAACGTTTAAATGTACGATATTGGCACCGGAGTTCCTTTGCGACGTTATGAGATTTATCCGCATGGCTGATTATATTCATATAACGGACAAATACGGCAGGGAATACGATTGCGACACGTTTTTAATTACCCCGAAATGGCAAACGCAAGGGGATTTGGCGAGCGTGGAAATTGAGTTTAAAACAAACACAGTCGTGAAGAAAATAGGACGTGGGTATATTATCAGTAATAATGGAGATTTCAACGACGATTTCAATAATGATTTTGACAATAATTAAATTAATTAGATTATGGGAAATTACGAACAATTAAAACAAGCGATTGCCGACGTGGTTAAATCAAACGGCAACCAAGAAATTACCGGACAGATATTGCAAAATGCGCTATTGACGATAATTTCAACGGTAGGAAGTGGCGCAACATTTGCAGGAATTGCAACGCCAACAACAAATCCCGGGACACCCGAACAAAATGTATTTTATATTGCATCCGAGGACGGAATATATTCAAATTTTGGGAATGTTGTACTCGAAAATGAAGTTGCAATATTTACAAACGGAAATGGTATTTGGCAAAAGGGAAAAACCGGAATTGTCACCTATAAACAAGTTTCAGAATTAGAGTATAAATTAATACCATCAATTATAGAGATTATTAAACCATATAATAATTGGATAAGAGATAAATATAATTTGGGGTATTATGATGCAAATACTGGGGAATTTAAAGCTAATAAAAGCTATTTAACATCAGAGAAATTAACCGTAAAAAAAAAGGATGTAATTCAATGCGGTTATTTTTTAGTACAGGGTTCTTATATACGATATAATCCTAATCAGTTTATTAATATATGGAGTTCTGACGGGTTTGAAAGAATAAACAATTCGAGTTTCCCTTCATTTCCTTTTCAAGTGACGAAAGATTGCGAAATATCATATACGTGGTACAATACTAAAGAACCACAAGAATTTGAGATGAACAAGCAATTAGGTATGCTATGTATTTCGCCAACGCCACCGAGTAGCTACGAGGAATATTTTGAACCTTATAAGAAAGCTATCTTTGAAAAAGAAAAAGTTGATATACCTTACAAGCAAGACAATTTAATAGCAGGAAATGGAATTGAAATAAAGAATAATATTATATCAGTAATTCAAGATGGGAATAGTATTGAAAATGAAAAAATTTCATTAATTGGTTATCCGTCAGTGTATAAAGGTATTTATGAACTTGAATCAAGAAAAGCCGCAGAAAATTATCCGACAATACCTAATATAGAAAATCCGAAAGAGATTTTATTTGTGAAAAATGGTAGTATTAATCAAGAGAGTGTGCCTTTATTTTGCGGACACAGAATAGCAATAGACCAAACGTCATACGCTTATTCAATAGACAAAACTGTAAATAATACGGGTACAAGAGGTGGTATATTGCCAATGCGTTTTAAATTCAATGGGGATGCAATTGAAATAGGGCATAGAGGAATGTTGTTTCTTAATATAATTTTTAAGGAAGATAATAAATGGTATTTATTGAGCGAGAAAGCCATAAAAATAGAAACGCAAAATGGTTATAGAAGTTATACAATAGTAAAATTCCAAGAAGCGAAAGAAAGGGAATTTTATGTGCTCAATAATTCATTACTTTATTCTTTAAGATATGATAATAATTATATATTAGAATCCTTTAATAGTGCTAAAGATTTAGCTATATATGCAGGCAGTAGCATTACAGAAGCATCAGCAGGCGGGGAATTTCCCCCAATGGGATGGGCGTCCGTTTGTGCATGGATGTTAGGATTAGAATGTATTAATCTTGGAGTTGGTCAAAGAGGTATGGTAACAGATACAACCGATAGGCCAAGTATTGCAAAAGCAATCACTGATATTACATATTTTACGAAAGCGAAATATGTATTTATTGGCGGTGCTATTAACGACCAATATAATGATGAGTATAAGGGAAAAGTACAAGCCTTTATTTCTACTCTAAAAAGCAAAATGCCCAATGCGATTATTGTAATGTTAGGTGAATATACACCGCAACCGGATAGTAATACGCCGGGAAATACGCATGAATTGAGAAATCAAGTAGTGAAAGATGTTGCTTTGGAAGAGAATATACCATTTGTTGATATGCAAAATTATGAATCATACAATCAATTGCAGACATTAATTATTAAAGATACGCAGTGGATAACGGGTACATTTGTATCTTCCTCAAATGATGAAATGAATAAAATTGGAAATTGTGCTATTTTGTACAATCACGAAAACGGAAGTATAGACCATACGCACCCCGGAAGAATCGGGCATAAATATATTGGTACAAGGGTGGCTAATGCTATGCTTGAAATTCTAAAATACATTTAGAAGAATAACAAATTAAGTTTGATATGGAAAAAATTATGAATTGGGAACAATGGCGTATTATTGCCATTTCAACGGTTAGCCCGTTATTTGTTATGTAACACCAACAAAGGTTTTTGTTGTTAGGGAA